ATGATCACATCCTACGTTAGAGGAATAACGTTAGATAACTGTATTGTTATAATGGATGAATTTCAAAACTGTACTTCCCATGAGGCAGACTCTGTGTTGACTAGGCTAGGGCAGAACTCTATTGCACTGTTCTGTGGAGATTTTATGCAAACTGACTTCACTAAACACGGTGATAAAGATATTTGTAAATTCGTGGACGTCTTAGACTCTATGCCTAGGTGGTTCGCAATAAACCACTTCCAGGCAGAAGATATTGTTAGGAGTGGTATTGTTAAAGCTTATATTCAAGCTAAGTACCTTATTCATAAGGAAGGATACTAAAATGATATGCCACAACAAGAAAAGATCGCGTGGGGATGGCTCACATTCATACTAATACTAGTAGTACTAGCAGAAACGTTAAATTAATTTATTCGGAGATATAAAGAACTTTTGAAGCAAAAATTCAGAAGGCCTTAACTAGTCCGCTATCGGATATGTAGAGAGTAAGGAGGGGGTAATATGCTACGTTATTTAACTAGACGGATAGCCACGCAAAAAAAGTTAGAGTCCTGGACGTGGAGAAAATGTGCAGCATGCGCGTATTTAGTCGCAATGGTTTTATGGGTTGTTGTACTTTTTGTTATTATACCTATGGTAGTATATAAGTAATAATGGAAGTAACATCAATAATGCCGTACATAAACGGCACACTTGGGATGGCAACCTGTGATTGGGCACCCTTTATGTACTGCTGTTAAAAGGGCAAGATAAGGAGAAGAATATGTTTGGATTACCAATTGAAGCAATAAGTATGTTAGGCTCTACCGCTATGGGTGGCTTAATGAAAATGTGGGGGCAAGCACAGGCAGATAGGGCTGAGCAACATAAAATGCTGCTACAGAAGAATACTCAAATAGAGACAGGCATTAATAATGCTCGTAAGATGCAGAACCCTAATGCCGCATGGATCAGACGATTCATAGTAGTAATGAGTTTAATGGCTGGAATCGGTATTGTATTCCTTGCACCAATTATGGGGGTGCAAACAAACGTCCCAATCGAGGTGACAGAAGGATTTAAGTTCTTGTTCATTGACACTACAACAACTGTTACGGAATATATTGCACTAACTGGGTTTGTTACTCCAGAGTGGCTTCCTGTAGCGATCATGAACATCATTGGTTTCTACTTTGGATCCGCAGCAATGAAACGATAGACCCTAAACGTAGTTTTGTACCACCTAAGAAAAAGATCCTTGACATTTTTGTCAACTCTGGTATAATTGTAAATTGTCGACAAACGACAAAAGCATAAAAGGAGATTTTATGGTAGATAAAATTATTGGCTGGATCAAAGCCGGAACAGAAGCTGGTGTTGCGTTAATCGCCCTAGCAATCGTATTACAAGTGATCTTTGGCGGAACAGTACCGTTCATTGGTGGAGATATTATCGGAACAATTACAACGATTATCACTAACCTAGGCAACGCTGGTCTCGTAGGATTGGCGTCACTTGCAGTAATTTACCACATTTTTACTAAAGACTAAATGTGCCCCCAAAGCCTTACTTAACAGTAGGGCTTTTCTAATTTTGATATAGAGGAATATAATGCTAGAGTTAAGCAGAGACAGTATAACGGCAGACGAGCTGATTGAGTACCCTAAGGATGAGAGGTTTATTAAATTACCCATCAATCAATACATGGAACTATTAGGGATTCAGCCGATTAAGTCACAGGTAGCTCTGATTAATGCAATTAATAATCCAGACTATAGATTTGTAGTAGCGGCACTTTCTAGACGACAGGGTAAGACCTATATTGCAAACATCATCGGGCAACTGGTAGCACTTGTACCCAATACTAATGTATTGATTATGAGTCCGAACTACTCGCTTTCCCAAATTTCATTTGACTTACAAAGAGGATTAATCAAGCATTTCGATTTAGAAGTTGCTAGGGATAATGCTAAAGATAAAATTATTGAGCTAACTAATGGAAGTACTATTCGTATGGGATCAGTCAATCAAGTGGATAGTACCGTTGGTAGGTCTTATGATCTTATTATATTTGATGAAGCGGCGCTAGGTGATGGAGGCATGGATGCCTTCAACGTAGCTCTACGTCCTACTCTAGACAAACCTACGAGTAAATGTATCTTCATCTCTACTCCTCGTGGACGAAATAACTGGTTCTCTGACTTTTATCAACGTGGGTTTAATGATGAGTACCCTACCTGGGCTTCCATACGAGCAACGTATCACGAAAACCCTAGAATTTCGCAGAAAGATATTGACGAAGCGAAAAAAGGCATGTCTAAGGCGGAGTTTAACCAAGAGTACTTAGCCGACTTTAATACGTTCCAAGGGCAAGTATGGGATTTCAACTACGAAGAATGTGTAGCAGACCTTGAAGAATTTGATGTATCCAAAATGGATGTATTCGCAGGACTCGACGTTGGTTACCGCGACCCTACTGCATTCTGTGTAATAGCATATGACTGGGACTCAGAAAAATATTATATTTTAGATGAGTACATGGAAGCTGAGAAGACTACTGAGCAACACGCTGTGATTATACAGCAAATGATTGATAAGTGGGACATAGACGCGATCTATATCGACTCCGCAGCTCAACAAATGCGTTTCGATTTAGCCCAGAACTACGATATTTCGACTATCAATGCAACTAAGAGTGTGCTGGACGGGATTGCGTCTGTGGCCACGATTGTTGATAAGGATGCTTTGATCGTGGATCAAAAGTGCAGCCACACTCTAATGTCTCTCGACCAATACCAGTGGAATCCTAATGAGAACTTGCTAACAGAAAAGCCTTTACACAATATGGCATCTCACATGGCCGACGCATTGAGGTACGCCTTGTATACCTTCGTAGCTTCGGACATCACATTTTAACTATCACCACGTAAAAAATAGCTCTTGACTTTTTTGATGGAATTTGATATAATTCCCCATATACAGAGAAAATTTAAGAAATTAACCTATGGGCGAACTTAAACGCGATAAGATTAAATACATAAGAGACCGAGCAAAGTCAGCTTATGTAAAGGATGAGGAATGTTACATCTGTGGTGGAGACGAGTCTTTGGACTTTCACCACTTTTTCAGTGTAACGGAACTTCTTGATAAGTGGATTAAAGAGAAGAAACTAGTTATATCGACTGCGGAAGATATGATGGAAATGAGAGATGAGTTTATTGAGGTACACCATAAAGAAATTTATGATGACACAGTTACTCTCTGTCACAAACATCATTTAAAACTGCACTCTATATACGGAAAGAAACCTACTTTAGTCACTGGACCCAAGCAAATGCGATGGGTGGATAAAAGAAGAGTAAAGGAATATGAGACTATTTAAAACCCTGGTTCAGAAACTGAACCCGGCGCAGCCACAGATTGCAGCGTCCCAAGGAAGCCAAGGACCTTTAGCTCCTTCACTACCTTACGAGAAAGCATACGAAAGACTAGAAGTAGTTAATCGTGGAGTAAACATGATTGTTGATGCTGCAGCGCAGATCAATATTGATGTTGGAAATAAGGAGTCGTTTCCTGGAGTAGCAACTATTAGACATAAAAAGCTAGTAGCTCTACTTAATAGAAACCCCAATCCTTACCAGTCCGCAGATGCCTTCAGAAGAAATCTAGTCTTAGACTTGATTATGGATGGAAATGCATTTGTTTATTTCGATGGAGCTAACTTGTACCACTTACCTGCTGTGAATGTTACAGTTCATCCAGATAAGAAGACATTTATAAAAGGATATGATTACAATGGCACTAAGTATAAGCCAAATGAGATAATTCATATTCAAGACAATTCGGCGGAGTCAATCTACCGAGGCAAGTCTAGACTAAGTGCAGCAAGAGATTCTATTACTCTATTGTACAATATGAAAGATTTTCAGGCAAACTTCTTCAAGAATGGAGCAGTTCCTGGGTTAGTACTAAAGAGCCCTAACACTCTTAGTACTAAAGTAAAAGAAAGATTAATTAATTCTTGGTCACAGAAGTACAACCCTAAGAGTGGAGGGCGTAGACCTTTAGTTCTAGATGGCGGTTTAGAGATAGACAGTATTTCAAATGTAGACTTCAAGAAATTAGATTTTGAGGATTCAGTAACTAACTTAGAGAATACAATTCTTAAAGTTATTGGAATCCCACCAATTTTAATGGCTGGTGGCAATAATGCTAACATTAGGCCCAACCAGAAATTAATGTATCAAGAGACCGTTCTTCCCTTAGTTAGAAAAGTAATTAGTGGGTTGGAGCGATATTTTGGTTATGACCTTGCAGCAGCACTAGAAGACCTCTCGCCTTTACAGCCAGAGTTAGATGATAAAGCAAAATACTACAGCACTTTAGTTAACGGTGGAGTACTTACTCCAAATGAAGCTAGAGAGGCACTAAGATTAGAGAAGATAGAAGGTCATGATGACATACGCATTCCTGCTAATATTGCAGGAAGCGCAGGCAACCCTTCTGAGGGCGGAAGACCTCAGGGAAACGAGGAAAATGATGAATAAAAAGTTTGAAATTAACTCATTATTTGATGTGGTAGAGAAGGACAATAAGTCTGACACTTTAACCATCAGAGGCTATGCAAATACAGTTTCCAAAGACCGTTCTGGCGACGTGATCGTTAAAGAGGCTTGGACAAAGGGTGGTATGGATGATTATCTAAAAAACCCTATTATCCTTGCTTTCCACGACTATTCACGCCCAGTAGGTACCACTGTTGATTACAACGTAACTGACAAGGGACTGGAAATTGTTGCTGAAATTAGTACAGCTGCAGGTGAGGTATATAACCTTATCAAAGACGGAGTTTTAAAAACATTTAGTGTTGGTTTTAGCATCAAAGATGCGGACTACGAGAAGGAAGACGATACATTCTATATCAAAGATTTATCTTTGTACGAAATTAGTGTTGTATCTGTTCCCGCTAATCAAGATTCAGTTTTTTCTTTAGCAAAATCGTTTGACAATGTAGATGAGTATAACTCATTTAAGAAGTCTTACGGAGTTGAAGAAGAAAAAGAGGAATTACAAAAGGAAGAGAAGACACCTTCTCAAGATAACATTCTTAAGGAAATTAATATGGACAAGAAAGAACTAGAAGTAATGATGGCTAAATCTGCAGCAGCAGCATTAGACACGTACAAAGCTGAAGTTGCTGAGAAGGCTGAAAAGTCTGCAGCAGAGGCTAACTTAAAATCAATTGAAATGGGTAAGACCCAAGCAGAGAAAACTGCAGAGGCTTTAGAAGCTAAAATTAAGACTGACGGCGACAACTACGCTAAGGCTATCACTGAGATGTCTGACGAGCTTAAAGCTGCTAAAGACGAGATGGCTGCTATGCAGAAGTCTAAGATGCAATTCTCAGAAGCTGGCGCTAACGCTCCAACTGCAGACGAGTTAAACTCTGCATACATCACTGCTAAGATCTTAGGTAAGTCTATTGATCAAACAGGATTTGGTAAGCAATTAATCGAGAAAGCTACACGTTTCTCTGACACTGATTGGGAAACTACATGGAACTCTACTATCTTTGATGGTATCCAGAACCGTGTTGTAGTTGAGCCTATCTTTGGCTCTATTGCTATGAATGCACGTGTAATGAACTTCCCGTTCAATGCAGATGCAGGTACTGACGCAACATGGGTTGCTGGTGGTGCTTTAAATGATGGTGACGCAGTTGGAACAGCGTTTAACGATGCTTCTTCTGGTACTACTAAAGCTACTGGCTTAACAGAGGTGTCTATGACAGCTCATAAGCTAGCTACTCGTGAGTACATTGGTTATGAAGAGGAAGAGGATGCATTGATCCCAGTTGCTGGTATCGTTCGTGATGCTATCATCCGTCGTATGGCTCGCACATCTGATGCATCTATCTTAGGTGGTATCTCTGGTGTTCCATTCACTTCATTAGCTGGTAATGCTGGTGGACACTCTAGCAACAATGTTGTTACTGGTTCTACTTCTGACTTAGTTACAGTTGGTGAGTTATTAACTGCTCGTAAGAACATGGGTCAGTGGGGAACGAATCCTGCAGATCTTACTGTATTCTTATCTCAAGCTGCATACTACAACTTGTTAGACGCTACAGAAGTAGTTACAGTTGATAAGTACGGAGATAATGCTACAGTTAAAGCTGGTGAGTTAGGTAAGCTATGGGGCATGTCTCTAGTAGTTTCTGACGCATTTGCTGGAGCTGGTGCATCTGTTGCTCAAGGCATCATTGTTAACCCTAGCAACTACTTGTTAGGTAACTACCGCAACATGACTATTGAGACAGCTACAGACGTAGTTGCTCAACAGAAGGCTATGGTTGCAACACGTAGATTTGGCTTCATCGCTAAAGAAGCGGGTGCTGCTGATAAGGCTTCTATGGCCCTGGTTACGTACGCTGCATCTTAATTGAAGCGTAAGTAATTGACATAAAATCAGGGGGTAAAACCCCTGGTTTTTATAAGTAAATTACTAGTTTAGTTTATTTATAAAAACCAAGCCGAAAGGCAAAGAATTAAAGGAATAGATAATGGCAGATTTATACTCAGTTAGTGAATACAAGGCTTACGCAGGTATTCAA